CTTCATAAAAGTCCATCTCTCGCGCTGTTCCACTGAAGACCAAGTCATCACCACGGATAAAAGAACGACGACAAAGATCTGGCGATACAAACCGCAACAAACACTTATTATACAACGACAAGATAAGCCAGCTAAGGGGCAATCCCATAAGGATGCCACTCTTAGACTGAATCACCTTACCGTCGGAGTATTTGAGGGTAAAATCGCCAAGAAGTTGTCGTGCCAATCGATCCTCAAATCCCCCTTGAACGAAGTTAAGAGCCTTACTGATTCCAGCCCATATGGCCAGAGCAACGGATCGCGGTATATAGTCAGTAGCAGCAGTGAGATCACCACTGTACCAACTACATGGCCCGCCGACCAGTCGCCCCAACCCACGGGAAGAACCAGAAAGAATCCGCTCTTCTTCCAAGTCGGATTTGAGATCCATGGTGTTGTCTTGATCGACAATGAACCAGAGAGCTTTTCTAAGGCAGTTACCAAGAAGAATCAAGTCTGCGGAACAAGCTGTTACCACTCTTGCCTTGCCACCTACTTCCTCTACTATGTTAACCTTAGCTTCTCGAGGTCGACCATCCACCCACGAATATACGCGATCCTGGACTGTTTGAACAACAGTTTCGAGATCAGTAGCGATATCGCCGGATGTTATCAGTCGAATATCATCGATGGAAGCTTGTTCTCCATAGATTTGTTCATAGAGGAATGTAAGTGCAGGCACAGCTTTGTCCCACAGCTCACGCTGCTGACCGCCTTCGAGCCTAGAGAACTCAGACGATGCCGAATGACTGAAGCTAACTGGGCCCTTGCCTTTAAACCGATCCTTACGCTCAGAAACATACTTCGCAGTATGACGAGTGAAGGCGGTCAACATAGCAGTGGGTATGTTAGGATTCCGGCGGAATACCCTACGATGTTCCTTCAAAGCTTTCGCTTGTTTAAGGGTCGAGGGGCCGGGTCCACACTTTCCCATTCGTGCTATGCGGGCAAGTTGGTCCAGATCAGTCAGGATAGTCTTGAGAACTCCTTGAAGCATCTTCATGAGCCTTGGTGTAGCAGGTGGCTGACGGTAATCTACAACTGCGCGGAAACGCGCCCATGCAGCAAGTTCGCTGATGTGGGATTGAACATAATCTTTCCCGTTGTAGAACATCGTAACAATGAGCCACCGCCTAAAGGTCTCAAAGGAGAGGGCCGTGCGACGATGCTCTTCACAATGAAGGTTGATACCGTTAGTAGTAGTATCAGTAAGCGGACAAAACGTAAGTGTCCATACCTTCCAGAAGTAATCGGCGTCACGCAGCCACTTAGGAGGTCTGCTGAGGTGTTTGCCAGATTGTCTGTCAATGAATATAGGAGCTTTATGAGTATTAAAGGGTTTGGTTCGGGACGGAGCTTGGGTAGCACGCGAAAGTGTGCGCACGTCCAAGTTTCCGGTGCGTCTGAAAAGCAGATGCATGGGTTCCAGATGAAACCGACGCAATTGTTTGCCTTCAAGGGCACGTCGGATAGAGTTTGGAAGTTCTCCCCAGACATAAGTTGGCGGATGATACCGTAACTTACTGTCCGTAGATTCCAT